TAGTTCTCTCACCATAATGAGTTTCTTTCATACCCAAGTAATCCAAGACAGCATCATCAACCATACTGTAAAGAGTATCCCAAGTTAAAGTATCTCTTAACCCAGTTGCAATGCGATCAATGTCACCTCCATCTAAGTATTCACCTTTAGTTATCTTTTCAGAGTAATCATCATACTGAGAAATAAGTTTTGCTCTGATCTCTACCAACTCATTAAGGTTGATAGTGATTTTTACATCGTCATAAATTGCCATAATTAAGCCACCAATTCGATAAATTCGCCAAGAACTTTTTTGTTTAATTTCTTAACTTTAAGGGATTTAACAAATGCTCTTTTGATTTGTGCCTTTGTTGCAGAATCATCCACATCAAACTCTGAATCTTGAGCAAGTGCTGTAGAAGAAATACCAAAGTATGCATCATAACCAGATTCAGTAATGGTGAAACTTCTATTCTTCTTCCAATCTTTCATTATTTTACCATCATCATACTGATAACGTCCAATGAAATATCGTGCATCACGACTTTCCAAAACACGAATACCAATAAAGTTGGTAGAAGGAAACTTATCCTTAAGATTGGTTAAAAGAGCATCAGTAAATTTAGTATAACTATGAGGTAATTTATATGTTCTACCAAGTTTACGATCTCTTAAGAAGGAACGATCTCCATGACAAGAAGAACAACCTAAGTATGGTTCATCTTCCCAGTGACGCTCAACCATATTATTATATGTAAGTTGATGTCCTTCACCATCCGTCAAAACAATACACTGCACCTTTTCAGCACCAGTCTTCTTTTGGAACTGTGGAATGATTTGATGAAGAGCAACTAGTGTCTCATTCAATGGTGTTCCTGAAAGAACTAACTGTCTTGGATAAGCAAAAACAGTGCGATTTGCAAAGGCAAAAGCAGTTCTCCATATATTAACCATTTGCTTTTCTAGTTCTTTAGCATTTGAATCACTACTAAAGAAGTGCATCAAATTAAAGTCACTATCCACATAAAGGAAACCTTCTTTTCTTACACAATGATGAACCTTATCTTCTTTCATTTTATCATAGGAACTGGTACGATATTCCTCATCATTTTTATTCCTAAACTCACTAGTGAAAGCATACACATCAAAAGGAATCTGAACTTTCTTACAGAACCAAATTAGGTTGTAAAGTTGCTTCAATGTATCTTGAAGAACATACTGCATAGAACCAGACCAGTCTAGTATAAAGACTAAACCATGATTCTTACCATCAGGAAGAACAGTTACTTTCTTGAATAGATCTTCATTGAACTTATAGGTATGAAGTTTTCTTGTATCTAAAACCCCCGTTCTAGAAGTAGAAGCACGAGCATAAGCACTAGCAGACTTTCTGCACTCGAATTCTTTAACAAGATACGACACTTCCTTTTGAGCATCCTTTTTGAATTTTGCATACTCGGTATCAGGTATTTCAAATGTAGTTTTAGGATAAAGATATTCTAATCCTTCAGGAACATTATCATATTTTCCATATCTTTCAGATAACACTTCATCATATTTTTCTTCTTCTTCTAGATAATGATCCTCACATATATCATGAATTGTTTTATTAGATACAACAACACTCTCAAGATTAAGTTGAGGGATTTCTACATAAACATTTTCTGATGTTGCACTACCAGTAAGATCCTTTAACTTACCAAATAATGTATCTGCTGTTTGAATTTCTGGTTCTAAATTAGAGCTAGGATCGCTGCCCCTAGTATTACTATCAGTATCACCGATCCCACTTTCCAAAGGAGCATCGCTATCAGAGTTAGAAAGGGAAGAATCAATATCGCTAGTGCTATCAGTGTCACTATCCCCAGTATCTGAATCAGCACCTGTAGGGGATTGTTGAGGAAGTTCTGACTGAATCCCTTCAGTTGCTTGAGAAACTTGTTCCTGCGCTTCTTGCTCCTGCTTGCAGTAACTATATAACGCTTTTGCTGCTGCGATTGTGTCAGTAAAGGTCTCGGCATTGTAAATTAAAGAGATAATCTCCGCTTCAGGAGCTGAAAAAGGTATATCAGTGAACGAACCAATCTTGAAATATAGATTAGCACGATCAGCAAGATTAAAATTATCAATATTTTCACCATCTATTTCAAAGAAATCATTCTCATGCATCTCACTATAACCCCTAAAGAAGGATTTGGCAATACCCAAATACTTTCTCTTCATCAATTTCTCAATACGGGCATCCTCACATACGTTTAGAAACTGATGGGGAACATCCTTTGGAGGATCCTCATTAGGTGTAAACAGTGCGTGTCCTACTTCATGACCCACAAGCATATCATATACATAATTGCTTGCCTTCTCCCACATAGGAAGTGTTAGAACCCTTGTTTGCACATTAAACTGTGCTGTCTCACAATGCTTATGCTCTACTACGATATCTTCAGTAGCAAGCAACTTTGCTAGTTGTGACTTGATTTCTTGCTGAACTGCCATCTGTGTTTTTGTTCGATATACCTATAATACACGAAAACCTCCCTTGAGAGGAGGTCTGTAGACACTTTATCAAGTGTCTCCTTCTTGCTTTGGCACTTCGTAATGCCTGTGGTTTAAGATGGCGTTTCCTTTCCTTCTTGGAATGATGCTGCCAATTAGGAACTTTCATCCTTCTCACCCCACTCTTCTGATTCATCAGTTCCCATACCATGACAGACAGTATACTTGTCCTGACCATCAGGTTCATTGAGAGCTGCAGGGTTGTTTCCTATCTGTTTACATTGTTCTGTCATTGGTAATTTCCTTAACCCTATCCAGAATATTTATTGTAGGGGACCATCCCAATTCAGTCAAGGATCTTGTGTCAGCACATAAAGTGTCTGGTTCACCAGGTGTATCCTCTTTAATAGGCAAATTTCCTTTACCCATTGCATTTGCCAATTCCAATACAGATGTTTCTTGACCTGTTCCAATATCAATAGGTCCAGTATGTGTACTTGGTATAAGATGTCCAATAGCACTTACTACATCATCAACATGTATCCAGTCCCTCCTGTGCCTTGTAAGATACTTGGCAGTGCCTTCTTCAAGCATTCTATACAACATGTCACTTCTACTACCTTCCTCTGCCCATACGTTGAAGAAACGCATCCCTACGCTATCAGGAGGTGCTTGAATCTCATTTACCTTCTTAGTTATAGCATAAGGGTTTTGCCACCACCCATGCGCTCCTGCAGAACTAGCATAGAGCAACCTGATATTATTCTCTCTACAATAATCAAATATAGGTTGAGACTTCACTACATTATTCTCCCAAAACTTATCTGGGTTATCAATGCTATCTCGAAGTGCAGCAAATGCAGCAAGGTGAATCACCACATCAAATTTTGGTTCATACAAATCACTATACGCTGCAAAATTTCCTATATCAACTGGAAAATCTATACCAGTAACATCAAATCCAAGTCCAACTAAATGGGAATAAACACGGCTTCCAATGAATCCTTTATACCCAGTAACTAATACTTTCATGATACAATCCTACTAAATCCTTTAACTTTTTCAAATTTGATATGGTTCCCAAACTTATCCTCCATTCCCGTCTTATGAGAGATGACAAATACATTGGCATCTTTAATAACAAACCGAATAATTTTGGTAAAGTACTCTGTTCCCATCTCATCTAATGAACTGTCAAATATTTCATCCAAGATTAATAGATTAGTATTGACAGAGTTCTTCATTCTAGCAACTTCTCTCCAAGTAAACAAGAGTGCTAGGTCAATTCTCATCTTCTCTCCTTCAGAAAAAGAAGCATAAGAAAAATCCTCATGGATAGGAGACTGAATAGTTTCATTAAACTCCTCATCCAATGTAAAATTGGTATAGAAATCCATGATCTGCAAGTATCTATTTACCTGCTGATTGATTAATGGAAGATATTTTTTGATTATATGAGTCTTAACTCCACCATCTTTGAGTAATCCATACATGAAATTATTATAATTTATTGTATCTTTCCTAGAAGATAACTCATCGTAGGTGGTTCTTAAACTTTCTTGGAAGGTAGCTAACTTCTCATGCTCAGTATTTCTGTCTGCAAGTTGTTCGGTAAGTCTTTGTATTTCCGATTCCAGATCTCTGATTTGTCGTTGACACCCAGAGATGCGAGTATTGTTTTTAGAAATGCCATGCGTTAGTGAAGTAACCTCCTTCGATAGTGTTGTGAATTGATGCTCTCGCTCTTCTTCATTTTTAATTGCTTCTTCTAGTTCTTTATAACCAGATTGCAACTCTTTGGCTTTAGTTTGAGCATCGGCAATTTTATTTATTCTAAAGTCTTCCTCAATTGATTGGGT